TCAACATCCTGCCCAATCTATATACCCGGCTCGGCCAGATCGGCCTCTTCCGCTTCGAGGGGGTCACGCAACGCTCCATCGTGATCGAGCAGCGTGAGGGCGTCCTCAGCCTGCTGCCCTCGGTCCCGCTCGGTGCCCCCGCCACCGTCGGTAATCGCGAGCAGCGCTCGATGCGCAGCTTCGCGCTGCCATGGATCCCGCATGACGATGTGATCCTGCCTTCGGATATTCAGGGCATGCCGGCACTCGGCGTCTCGGACGCGGCCGATCCGCTGGTCGAGGTGATGAACCGCAAGCTCACACTGATGCGGCGCAAGCATGCCCAGACCCGCGAATACATGGAGATGAACGCGCTGCGCGGCATCGTGAAGGATGGCGCCGGCACGACCCTCTACGACTACTTCACCGAGTTCGGGCTCACACGGATCTCTGTCGACTTCGTCTTCGGGACCGCCGGTACCATCATCCAGGGCAAGGTCCGCGAGACCCTGCGCGGGATCGAGGACAATCTGCTGGGCGAGACCATGACCACCGCGCATGCGCTGGTCAGCTCGGAGTTCTTCGACAAGCTGATCAGCCATCCCAAGACCGAGGACGCCTACAAGTTCTACTCGGCCACCGGCGGCCAGCCCCTGCGCGAGGACATGCGCCGCGCCTTTCCCTTCGCGGGCATCCTCTTCGAGGAATATAACGGCTCGGTCACGCTCTCGAACGGCACGTCGGAGCGGCTGATCCCCGCGGGCGAGGGCATCGCCTTTCCACTCGGCACCTTCGAGACATTCACCACTTACGGCGGGCCGGCGAACCTGCTGGAGACGGCCAATACTGTGGGTCTGCCGCTCTATGCCCGGCAGATGATCGATGCCAAGGGGCGCTGGATCGACCTGATGACGGAAGGATCTATCCTGCCGGTCAACAAGCGCCCGCGGCTGGCGATCCGCCTGCACAGTTCGAACTGACCGTTCAGCATGTCAATCTTCGCCCTCGCCATGGACACACTCTTTGGAGATCCCAACATCGCCCGCGATGCGGTCTATATCTCGGACGCGGGTGCGCCCGTCCTGATCCGCGTGGTCACCCGCCGCGCGGACGACGTCTCCAGCTTCGGCGACGCGCGCATCTGGTCGGAAACCACCCGCATCGATCTGCGCGTGGCCGAGGTATCAAACCCGCGTCCCGGCGACCGTGTCGAGATGGATGGCGAAGCGTTTCTCATCCAAGGCGAGCCGGTGCGCGACCGCGAGCGGCTCGTCTGGACCATTGATCTGCGGCCTGCGTGATCCCCATGAAGCTCAAACTCGACATCACCCCTGATCTGGCCACCATGATGGCCGCCGAAATCAAGGAAGGCGAGAAAGCCGTCACGGCCGCCACGCGCGAAGCCGGGACCAGCCTCAAGACCGCATGGCGCAGCCAGATCACCGGCGCAGGGCTGGGACAGCGGCTGGCGCGCACGATCCGGTCCGAGCAATACCCGAATGGCCGGCCCAGCCTGAACGCCGCGGCGCTGGTCTGGTCGAAGGCGCCCGACATTATCAGCGCCCATGATACCGGGCCGCTGATCCGCTCGCGCAACGGCTTCTGGCTGACGATCCCGACGGCAGCCGCCGGCAAGTCCCGCCGCGGCGGCCGGATCACTCCGGTCGAATGGGAACGCCGCACGGGTCTGCGCCTGCGCTTCATCTACCGCCGGTCCGGCCCCAGCCTTCTGGTGGCCGAGGGGCGGCTTAACAAGGGCGGCCGTGCGGTGGCGTCACGCTCCAAAACCGGGCGGGGCCTGACCACCGTGCCGATCTTCCTGCTGGTCCCGCAGGTCAAGCTGCCGAAACGGCTGGATCTCGATCGGGACACAGAGCGTGTGCATGAAAGTATGCCGGGGCTGATCGTGGCGAATTGGTTTGAGGGGGGCTTTGTGTGATGTCCGGTTGCCGTAACTTTCTGCCATGTGCTGCCTGTGCTGTTTGGCTACACTGATAGGCGGTGATGCGCAGGCTGAACGCACTGGGACTACTCGCGTAAGGCCCATTAACGAAAATCAATGCGTCCCGCAGCGTCGATGGAGAAGTCATTAATGTTAAGCGCTTTCGGCGTAACGGACCCCCTAGCGCCCGTAGAGCTCTGTGCTGAGATTTCCTGCATGGTGAAGGGTGTGACCGTCGCAACACTTGCAGTGGTCGGAAAGTCCCAAACACCAAGCTGCGCCGGAATCGCGCGAGCCGACTGATACAGTTCCAAAACATCGCGTCCCTGTTCGTTGAGGACCACGGAAGAAGGAGTCGGGCCCACTGCAACGAGCGGATTCTCTGAGGCGAGGGCATCCAGTCCGATTGCTTGGAATCCGGCCACATAAGTGATTGAGCTATAGGCCAATGAAAGCCGCACCTCCCCGACGTTGCGCAAGAAGCCCGCGACCTCGGTGGCTTGACGTTGGGCCGCTGGGTAGTTCCTAGTTGCAAGTGCGGCGTAGAGGGCGTCAACTGCCTGCTGCCCCTTAACCGGCAGCTCTGAAAGTAACTCTTCGGTGCGGGCTATTTCGGAAAGGAAGCTTGCTCGATCGAAGCCCGGCAGCCCATCACCTAGCGTTTCGGCAAAGGCGATGGTCAGTATCTCCACCTGGTTGGCCTGCATGGCGATGAGCATCGGCGAAGGGTCGGTCGAACAAGCCGCTCTGCCCCGATAGCTCCGCGGCACGCTCGCCTCGATCACAACTGCGCTATCGCAGACGGGCAGATCCACCCGCATGCAATTATCGTCTAGCGGCTGGGGCGTAACAGGGATTGCGGCACCGTTCTGCATGACCGTAACATCCGCGTCGATCTTCCATTTTGGGAGGCCTTCGGGATGAGCGCAGATAGTGACAGTGAAACTATCGGCCAAGCCGACTGCTGGGACTACCCACAAGATAGCTGAAAAAAACCATTTACTTGCTTTTGACGCTGAGTTCTTCATCAGGATTGTTCCTATTCTTCCAAAAACCCCAGACGATAATACCGGTTCCCGTTACAGCGAGGAGACCCGCAGACAAGAAAAGCGCTCTCGTGATCAACCAGAAGTAGTGTTGCACGAAGAATGCGTGCGGATCGCTTTGCTCCAGCAAAAGTAAATTGGTAGCCTCCGTATCGGAGGGTGCGCAGTTGCTTGACCATGGGTCGTAGAGTGCAATCAGCGGCGTAGCCTCGCCGTCCGCGGGCGCGACTCGGACCGAAGTGCGCGATGATGCAATGGCCCCGAGACAGACGCGGATAGCTGCAGGTCCTGACCTCTTGTCGTCGATCGGCCTTCCGAAGTTGGGCGGCGTCGTGACCTCTGAGACCGGCGTAGGGGGGGCAGTGCCGGGCACAGTATCGAAGCAGTCTTGCGCTTGGTTGGCACACTTGATGACAAAGCTCGCCGCATCTATCCGCTTGGATCGTGAGACGTTTACGAGGTGATAGATTACGGTTTTCGATTTCGCGTCTGGCTCAAAATAATGAATGGCTGTGTGACTTGAGCGCAGGCTTTCAACAACATTGGTAATGTAGAAACCGAATAGGCCCGTGAACACCGCGAGGATGCCGGCAAAAATGTTCAGTCTTACAAGCTCGGCAAAAACTCGCATAGGCACATACCTCTTAAAGTAACAGAGTATCACCATCAGGCAGGAATCCGAAGATTTAATCGCCGCGACCCGTCTCCGCGTATCGCAGTCTGCAGCGCTCAGCCCGGATCTAGTCGACTGTTATCGGCAAGCAGGAATGTCGCGGCGACGAGCCCGACGATCAGAACACCGTCGCGCAGTGGGCTGCGTTTGCGCTTCGGGGTCCTGCGCCCCGATTGACCATGCCGTTTCATCGTTCCTCACGTCGTCAAAAGGTACTTTTGTAACAAGCCGCTTTGTGACCGGGAAGGCGCAGATCCCAAATTCCAAGGTGTTGAATCCCTTCGATCTTCATGACCACTCAGGAGCCTTCCCATGCCCTCGACCCGCGAGACGATCCTTGCAGCGCTGACGGCGCAGCTGGCCGCGCGCGCCGGCGCCGAGGTCCGGCGCAACGCGATGCTGCCGGAGCGGGTGCCGGCCGAAGGGCTGGTGATCCTGCGCGACGGCAATCCTGGCGAGCCGGATGTGACGCTGAGCCCGTGGCGGGCCTACTACCGCCACCGCGTGGAG